GCCCATTCCGCAAGCGGGTGGTAGGCGGCTTTGTCCTGGGCTTCTACATACAGGAGAGGCTTGTGTCGTGCAATAGTTTCCTTTGCGCCTGCAAGTACCTTCATTTCCATGCCCTCAACGTCGATCTTGATAGCCTGAGGAGCCAGTTCGTAGTAATCCAGCGGCACCACATCCACCCCAGCCCTACCCACCTTCAAACCCTGGGCTCCGACGTTCCCTTCAGGATACCCCGTCAGACGCGCTGTAGTGCGTTCTGAGCCGATTCCCACCTCATTTACCACCAGGGTACTAAAGCCGTTTAAATCCGCTGACAGACGAATACAGGCAGCGAGAACAGGGTCCGGTTCGAAAGCAACGACGGGTCGACCATATGCGGCCAGAAACAGAGAATGATTCCCAATATTAGCCCCAACGTCAACCACCAGACCGTCAGTGCGGTTCCGAATATCACGAACCATTTTGTGCTCATACGGCTCACCTGTAAGAAGATGCTTTTGAATATGGTCGTTAACATCGGAAAGGGCCACCGTGTAGGTGACCCCGTCCGACGAAACGTTAGTTTCAACCACGCCCACGCGGATCCAAAAACCCGCCGCTTTTCTTCCAAGCCTTACTAGACTGGCGGATCTTCTTCTTCGTCAAAACACGCTTTTCTTTTGGATAGCCTTTTTCGCGGGCCGAACGACGCTTATCACCACGGGCGCTAGTGCCACGCTTAGTAGCAGTTCGGCCAGTGTCGCGCCGCCAAGCCTCTTCGTAACCATTGTCGTCAAACCCTTCACGCATAAACTCGTACTCGCGGTCAGCGCCAGACTCAGCAGCCCACGCATTCTTGCTGTTTTCACGACGAACTTCCCGCTTAACAGCCTTCTTGCGGGCCTTCTTCGCCTTACCTGCACGCTTCGCAGTACGCTTAGCAATCTTTGCCGCAGCCTTAACCATAGCCATAATTACTTCTTTCCACGCGGATCCAAAAACCCCTTAGGACCAGTCGGCGGCGAAGTCCTACTCGTATCCCAGCCCTTAATTGGCCGGCGACGAGTCACAGCAGCGTCCCACTCCTTTGCGCGTTTAACAGCGTTGCGGCGCTTACTGTCTTTCTTTTTCTTTGCAACGTCAGCGTTAACTTTACGGCGAATTTCACCGCGCATTTCTTCAACGTCGTAATCCCATCCTTTGATAGCCTTACGACGAGTCTTCGCCTTACCTGCTTTCTTTGCAGCCTTACCTGCTTTCTTCGCAAGTTTAGCGGCAGCCTTAACCATAGCCATAACGGTTCCTATCCCGCGACGCGCGGGAGCCGGGGATCACCCCGGCTCCCGCGGTAACGTCACGAAGCGTCGTAAACGCCGCCCGTGCGGATCAACAGACCCTGGTTACGGCGCTGGTTCACACCAACCGACAGCACCGAAGCAATCGGGGTGATGAAGTCCAGCGTGCCGACGATGGTCTGCGCCGGCTGGACCTTCATGAAGTTGCCGTTCAGGTGGCCGAACCGCCAGGCCGAAACGTCCAGGAAGTACGCGCGGTCCTCCGGGCAGTCGGGGTCCAACCGGACCTCGATGTCGCCGTCGTACACGCCACGGAACTTCGTCTGGCCGTCACCGAACGACATGTAACGAACCTTGTCGTCGAACGAGTCTTCGAACTCCTCGAAGACCTTACGCCCGGCGATGATGTGCGTCACGTTGGCGTCAGCCGACGTGTTCACCATCAACTCGTTACGCATCGTGCGGAACGCCTTACGGATGTCCTGACCGCCAGCCTCGGTCGAAACCGGGATGGTCAGACGGGTCGCGTTCCAGTAGTGGTCGGCGTCCGCAGCGGTGATGCCACCGACGGTCGCCGTGTCAGCGTGAGTGCCAACGATCTGGTCAAGCGAAGAAAACTCGCCAGCGCCGACGCTGCCAGCAGCCTTGTGCAGGCCGGTGACGATGCGCTTCGCGTGCGACTTCTTCACGTTCTCCAGGTGAGCCTCCAGCAGGTTAACAATCGCTTCCTTGCCGGTGTTCTTCTGGAGCGTGTACCAGTCGATGCGGACCTTCGAGACGTACGGCGAGGACCAGTTGTACTCCGCCGCCCCGATGATGTCGGGCGACTTGGTCGTCGCGAACGTACCGCTCGCGTCGGTCACGACAGTGTTGTCGTCCTCCGCCGCCTCAACGTTCAGCACCATGCTACGCCCAGTGTAGGACTTCACATACTGCTTGAACATGTCAAGCGTAGGATGACGGGTGAAAATCTGGTCGACCAACTGCGGCTCAATCTTCTCAAGCGTAGAGGCGACCAACTCAGTATAAGCAGATGCTCCGAGTGCAGCCATTATTCATTCTCCGGGTTAGGCTAGAGCGCCAACCCCTCCATCGCCTCAAGAATCGCCTCGCGGTCAGAAATCTTCTTCTTACGCGGCGACGAAGCCGAAACAGACGTTTTCGGAGTTACAGCCCTAGATGCTCGTTTTTTAGCAGCGACCTCAGGGTCCGGCTCGGACCCCTTTAGCAAACCCGACTTTGACTTGCGCACATTCAACAGATCGTAAGCGTCGATCAACGATCGGCCCAACTTGTTATCCAAAGCGAACTGAAGAAGTTCACGCTTCGCATTCGTCTCTTCAGCAACGTCAGCAAACTGCAGGCTGTTATTAGCCTTGATCTGCTCCCATTCCTGCTCGTAGATTGCGGCACGCTTTTCTACCAGTTCTCGCTGTCGGATGAGACGTTCACGTTCCTGTTCGGCAGTTTCGCGGTCCTGCAAAGACCGTCGCAACTCGGCGATTTCTGATTCGACTTTACTGCGCTGAGCGGTTTCTGCGATTTCGCCGGATTCGATACCGAACGTCTCAACAAACTTCTTGTCAAGAACACCTGCCTGCGCCAGGTCGTACAACGCTTTGGCGATAGTGGCAGTAGCATCTTCGGCCTGCGAGGCGATTTCCGCAATCCACCCCGAAGGGTTGGCGGCACGAGATTCATACCAGTTTCGCATGTTCTCGTACGTCTCGTTAACCTCAACAGAGACCTGCTCAAACTCAGCCATGTCGGCTTCGAACTGCTTGCGCTGTTCAGCCAACTCCTGAGTCTTACGCGTATAGTCGGCCTGCATCAGAATCGCTTTGTCTGCCGGAACAACCGTCCCGTCAGGCAGTCGAAGTTCTGCGCCTTCCGAAATGTCAATCAGCGTAGTCTTGTCAGAATCCTCAGACTCTTGGCCGTCCTCGTCACCCTCAGGCTCTTCAATCTCCTCAGACGCCTCAGCCTCATCCTCGGGCGATTCGTCTTCAGTTTCTTCAACGGTCCCGACGGGGATGTCGTCAGGGTTGTCGTCGAGATTGTCGATACCTAGCGCAGCGAGCGATTCTTCAAAAGCCTCGCGGAATTCCATTGTCAGTTTGCTCCCATCGAATGACCCTCTCAGATTGCCCTACTTGGGTTCCTGGGCCGTATTCGGTCGGTCACATATAAACGTTTTTGTGGCAGAAACAGGACATTTGATTAGAACGGCACACCCTGACCGGCCATCATTTCTTCTTCCAACATAGCGATAAGTTCCAAAACGGCGGCAACAGCAAAGTTCGGAACGGGGACATTTGTCACACCCTCATCCCCTTCGTCCCCCATCGGAGGCATCCCGCCACCCATCGGAGAACCGCCCATCATTTCTTCCATCGCCATCATGTCCATCATTTCTTCGTCCATAGCAGCCTCCTAGAGCGCCACGTTCCCTGAAGCCTGCGCTTCAGCAGGCTGCGGCGGACCACCCATCGCAGCCATCAGATCACCGTTCGAAGGCGCCCCGCCCTGCGGAGCACCACCAGGCACAGGCGCCTGCTGCGGAGCCTGAACAAGCATCTCATCCGGGTTGTACCCAAGATCGCGCAACGCCGAACGCAACGCAGGCTGCGGGTCAAACCCCAACTGAGTCAGCATCGGGACAACCTGGTTCAACGTACGAAGCCCCTGCTGTTCTTTCGTAGCAGGGTTCAGCGCCTTCATCGAACCACCCTCAATGCTAATCAGGAACTCGCCGTACAGGTCTTCTTTCGAAACCTCAGGCCACTGCGCCCCCTCGAACCCTGCCACTCGGATAGCCGTCGGCTCGTCCAGATACTCCTGGCAGAGAAGGAACATGAGCGTTCCGATCTGCGCCGCAGCCTCTTCAACCGACTGGATCTTGTCCTGCGCACGCAACGTAGCGACACCCTCAACGACAGCAGCGGCCGTAGCGGACATACGGTCGGCGCCCATACCGCCGGACTGGAAGTCGTTGATACCAAGAACTTCTTGCATGTACGCCTGAATTTCGGCTTTAGCAGCATAAATGTCGTTTGCCAAAGCGGCGCGGAACACAGGAACAATAATCTGGTCCAGCGGTTCACCGTTAGGAACTTCGACCTGCGCAACAACGTCCGACTCGGACGACTCCAGCGCGGCGATCAACTCTTCGGTCACGGCGTCCTTGCGAACAAGATACTTCTGTCCGGCCCGGCGCGCGTTCTCGAACTGTTCGGTGATCAGTTCGTTCATCATCTCCTGCAGCGAAGCAACATTGTCAATGTCGCCAAAACCCCAGAAGTCGTTCCCGCTCGAAGTGAAGTTACGGACGTGGACGAACGGCGGGTAGCGGTGCGACCAAGGAAGGTCACCCTGCCACAGCGGGTCGGGGGACTCCAACTGGAACACGGACAACTGCCGGGTTCGCATGTCGTAGAACTCCCAGTAGGTAGCAGTGTCAAGGGCCAAGTCGGAATAGTGGCTGCCCTGAACCTCTTCGACCTGACGTCGCCACTCGGCCTGATACTCATCGGCAGGGTTGACCGTCGCCCCGTCACGAACAACAGTGTCTTCATTGACGTCAAATTCCGGGTTGGCGAGAACTTCGTCGACATGCATTGTGATACGGTGAGCGACCCACTGCGCGTCTTCGATACGTCGGGCGTTGTTCGGGACAAAAATGTCGTACGGGGACACGTACTCTGCGAACGGCTCCGACCGGATGACGCGCATCATGCTGGATGGCACAGAACGTTCCATGACTTCGATACGGCCGTCGAAATCGCGGTCTTCCAAAATGGCAGTAAGGCGTTCGTCGTTGTACTTGTCCAAAGCGATCTCACGGCGAGCCGAACCGTCAAGTTCGGCTTCTTCCTCGATGTGAGTCCAACCGACCTTGACAAACCCTGAGCCAAGGCGGACCGCGTCGGCGGTCGCATCACGCAGTTCGCGGGTGGTCCGGAGCCGCTTCCAGAAGTAGTTGATAACAGCGTCGGCAACTTCGGAGTTCAGTTCGGCTTCTTCCCCTCCGGCGTACGGCACTGCAACAAACTGCGGGTCTCGCGAAACGACAGACGCAAGAATGATGTTAATATGTGGCAGAATCATGTTGACAACATGCTCAGACAGGTGCGGGAAGAAGTCGGTCAGTTTCCCAGCCTGGACCTGCTCAGCCTGACGAAGCGACCCGGTTCGGTACAGGGCTTCGATAAGCCGCCAGCGGCGGTGGCGCTCGTCCATCGTCGCAACAGAGTGGCGGACAAGGTCCTGCATCTGCGTCAACGAGTAAGGCTGAATCTTTACCGCCATGAGCCGGCTCTCCGCATTCTCCTGGCATAACTTTGGTTGTCACGGTCCTGCTGCCGCCAGATCGCAGCCGCCTCATCGAAGATGTGGCCTACCGTGAACACCTGCATGTTGTCGACAAGTCCATCCATATGGCTGTTTGTGGCCTTCGGAGCGTTCTGCTCAGCCACATAAACCCAGATTGCGGTTGACATGACTAGGTCGTCGTTCATTCCAACGTCTGCCGCGACTTTCCCGTCAGGTTTGACAACGAAAGCGCCAAGTTCCCGGCGCAACATCGCATCAACGCCACCCATGACCGTCTCATTCTCAAAATCAAGCCATTTTGCTAGCGTGTCAACGACCAGCGGACGCCGCGTTGCGGTCATAGGGAACCCGTACATCTGTTCCTGCCGGTATTTACGGTGTCCTGTGTACCTGTGGACGTACAGGTTCGTGTAACCTTCGGATCTCATAATATGAACGACAGTTTCGCCGTACCCGCCTTGCCGTTCGACGACCATCAGCGCGTCACGGCCGGCAGAATCGGCAAAGAAACGTCCGGTAAGCATCGCATCAACCGTATATTCGGCCGGTTCGACCATGTTTGAGTGCCAGAACCCTACTCTTTGCGGCACACCATCCTGATCGACCCACCCTATACACATCGACGTGTAGTCGCCGCCCGTCCCAGACGCTGGGTCAAGGGAAATTACCGCCCTGCAACCGTCAGGCACCCCAATCAGGGCGTCTTCGCGGAACCTGAAGTTCCCTTCGCTATCAGGTTTGAACGTAACATTGCCATAATCGTCGTTTACAAGGTCGCCGCGAAGCGGAAAGTCCTCAAATTCTTCCACATCAGGCAGATCTACAAACCTGGAACGGCCAGACTGTCTAAAAGCCTCCTCAGCGGACGACGGATACTCGGCAAAAAACAGCCAAGGTTCCGACGCCATCGCTTTTTTCTTCGCATCATAGTGCGTGTAGTCGATTGTTTCACGTGAAACGGCCGGGTTCATAAACCTGGACACGTACCACGGGTGAAAAATCGGAACAAACTGGTTGTCTCCACGTTCTGCGTCACGGTAAAGACGCGCGAAAGAGTTGTGGCCGCCACGTGCCGTGCTGAAAACGATCATTGAACCGCCCGCGTCGGTCGTCGGAAGCAGCGTACGCAGCGCATCGTCCTGATATTCGGCCAGAGCAGCCTCGTCCCACAGCACCAGCGTCGCCGTCTGACCGGCTGCCACCGTCCTAGTAGCCGCGTACGACGTGATGCGGGACACCATACCGTCAGAAAACTTGTACGAATGGTGTTTTGCCGCGTCGTTGTCCAGTTTCGGGCCGCGTTCCAACACCCATTTTGGCAGGAACGACCACATGAAATCGATCATTTCCAACGCTTTATCGGCTGCAGTCTGACTACGAGACACCATTACGATGTTCGAACCGGGCCGGAACATCAGCATCCACAGCGCATACGCCATAGCAAGCGTCGTAAGTCCCAACTGGCGGGCCTTCAGAACAACCACATACCGTTCCGAACGGAAGATATCGAGCGTCTCACGCTGGTAGTCGAACAGTTCGAAGTTTGTACGGCCAGAAGTCCCACCCATAATCTCGCCGGCAGGGATCTGCAGGCACTCTTCGAAGAAAAGCGCCGGATCGTCCCGGTATTGGCGCCACTTCAACTCGGCGTAAGCCTGCTCCAAGGCGGCACGGCGACGCTGGTTCACGCCGGAGCAACCTGCAACGACATCCAGCCGGTCATCGCGTCCATCCCGATAAGCCGGCACACCTCCCCAACCAGGTCTTCATCAGATATATCGGGGAACATGTTGCCAGATTTCTGCTCAGCCTCAATAAAAGGCTTCCCGTAATGTTTCATGTACATGTCGATAGCGCCCTGGTTGCCATCCATCGCCATCCTGACCAGCGTGTCTTTCACCTGCTGGTACCGCTGCTCGTCCTCCGACAGCGACTCGTCCCACACAGGATCGTCAGACACCGTCAAAGCGGGCGTCTCGAATTTTTTCAAAGCATTACCATGAGAAGCAGGTTTCGGACCGCCAATGGCCGACACAGTCGAATTCGGTGCGGAGTGAGACACCTCGATCCGACGCTGTCTCACTAACTCCTGAAACGGCTCCTGAGCCTCCCAACGGGACAACGTACGAGGATTCACACCCTTAAGATGTGCGAAATCCCGTTTCGTAGTAGGAAGACCAAAAGAAGTCTTTAAACGGGACGGCGTAGCCAGCCAAGTAGCATACTCATACTTGACCGACGTTTTAGGAATATTCGCCATTACTTCTTCTTCTTAGCAGCCTTCTTTTTCTTCGGAGCAGCACCAGCCTGCCGCAACGCCGCACCAGAACGGCTCTCCCGGCGAGCACGCGCCGCCGCAGCCTTACCCGCAGCCGTATACGGAAACTTCTTCCCACCAACCTTAGGCATAATCAGTCCTTCACCATTTGACACGGTCAGCCCAATAGGCTGCCGACATCTTACCCTTAGCAATATTCTTCGCATGCCGCGCCTTAAACGAAGCACGCTTCGTCTTCATACGCGCAGACTCACCAGCCTTCGGCTTCCCAGCAGTCTTCGCACCCTGCTCGCCAAAACGGATCGTCTTCACCTGCGAACCCTGCTTAGCAACAACAATATGCGACTTCTTCGGATGATTCGGCGTACGCTTAGGCTTGTTATACCCGGACACCCCGGCACGCTTCAGACGAGAATCAGGCTTCTTAGCGGGCACGCTTACGCCCCTTCGCCGCCATAGTCTGAAACTTCTTCGCCCCATACTTCTTACGGCCAATAGACGCCGCCAAAGCCTTAGGATCCCTCACACCCTTCTTCGCCAAATCCTTCGACAACTTCTCAAACCGACCGCCACCACCAACCTTCATCGACTTCTTCTTAGTAGCCATCTTTACTCCGGTCTACCCTAGTGCGTCGAACCTTACGTTCGACGCCCGGTCTAACCCTAGGTACCCTGGGAAACGCACGTCAAGCAGGCAGTCCAATTACCAACCAATCAACCAAACCTAAAATTAGACCCACCAGAATCCCAACTACCAAGCGACCGCCCATAAAACGGAACCTCCTCAATCCCCTCAACAGGACGAGAAGTACTATCATAAATACGACCCAAACGGTCCGTAAACCACCCGCCAGGCATAGTACCACCCGGCGCATACACCTCATCAAAAACCTCAGTACCCATATAATCCGCCGGACGACCAGCCCCGCGCCCACGCCACTCAGGAACCCGATTATACGCAAACGGCACACCAGACTCCGCACGATACGGCCAAACCCTAAAACCCTCATACGGAGCCACAACAGGCGACCCCATATCCTGAGGCGGAAACACCACACGACGCCCAGAATCAAAATCACGCATAGCCAACGGCCGCGCCCCACCAGCAGACGGCGAAGAAAAATGGCTACGATCCTGATCCATCGACTCCCACGGATCAACATCCCGACCCTGACGCCTCAAATAATCCTCAGCGCCATACTTAGCACGATCCCCACCATCCAAACCCAACGCACGCCCACCACCACCACGCTGAATAGACCTATTCATCTCCCGCACCCCACGACGACGCCGAGACGCAGCCCGCGAAGCAGCCAACAACTGCCGAACATTCCCAGACCGCAACGCAGCCCGCAACAAACCAGACGCCATAACCAACCTCCAAATAGGCCCTACAAATAGCCCCACACGTGGCCGACAAACCCAAACAAACGCCCCACACCCAAAACCCCAAAAAATACACCGCCAGACATCACTAACGCGGAGGAGCCCGCCGGGGGAACCGGCGGGGCTCGCCCCGGCGATCTAGCCGCCGGGATCGAGCCGCGCCGGTCCGGCCCCGTCGCCCGCCAGCCGGGTGGCTGGCGGGCTGGCGGGTTCCTCCGTTCGCGTCGAGGCGGGGG